ATTCTGGGGTTATCGTTGCCGCCATCGCAGAGCAACTCCTTGGTGTCGGCCATAGGTGCGGGTTGTTCACTTGATCCACTAATCTGATTTGGATTGGCTGTCCATTCTCCCGATGCGTTTTGCCCTGTTTCAGCAGGCCAGAAGTCCCTCCGGCTCCCGTGTCTGGAGTTCGCCACAATCCAGATTCTTTCTCGTTTGTGGTTTGCTCCAACGCTTGACGCTCCCAGCACTCCCCACCGCGCATCAAACCCCATCGCGGCCAAGTCTCCGAGAACTCGGTCAAGTCCTCGAGAAACGAGCATTGGTGAGTTTTCCACGAACACGAATCTTGGTCGTACTTCGTGAATGATCCTTGCCATTTCTCGCCACATTCCTGATCGCTCTCCATCAAGCCCATCTCCTTTTCCTGCAATTGAGATGTCTTGGCATGGAAAGCCGCCAGATATGACATCAACAATTCCTCGCCACGGTTTGCCGTCAAAGGTTTGAACGTCATCCCAAATCGGGAAACTCGGGAGAAGTCCGTCATTTTGTCTGGCGGCAAGTACGCTAGCTGCGTAGGGCTCCCATTCGACTGCACAGACGGTTCGCCATCCGAGCAAATGTCCCCCAAGTATTCCTCCACCAGCGCCCGCGAAAAGAGCCAGCTCATTCATGCGACCTTGAGCTTTTCTTTCGCGGCCTTGACCACCGCAGCTCTGAACTCTTGCGGGCCAGAGAAAGCCCACTCAAATATCCCCAGCTCCGCACCCTTAGCTTGTATCCCGGGCCAGCTCTCATGCCAAGGCTTCTCGTTCACAATATCCGGTAGGTCAACTTCTTCCTCGTCCATCCAGCCGCCGTCGTTTAGCCAGGTGCTCGGATAGGGGATGTATTGCCCCTTAGCTTTAGTCCACGATTCCGACCGCTTGGCCCTAGCTATCGCGGCCAAAAGCTCTTCAATCGGGGGTCTGATTTTGGCCAGCTTATCCCATGTCCGCATGGCTTGGAGCTTACTTTTCTTCTTTGGATAAGCCTGCCAGAAGGTCTCAAAGTCAGTCATCTTCCCTCTCCCGTATTTGCTTGGCCAGTTCCTTCTGGTCGGCATAGTCGGCAAGCTTGGCGCACTCCCCGCGCTCATAGGTTGCAGCCTTTTTTATGGCCTTGACCATGACCTCTGAGGCGCTCTGCTTTACCTGTTGGACGACTATCTCAATCATCTTCTGCAGCTGGGCGTCTGAGGCCGTCCAGAGCGGTTTAATCAGGTCTGATTCAGTCCTGACCATCCCGACCCCGTTGGCCAGGTTATGTAAGTCATCTTTTGTCATTGTCTCCTCAGACAGTTATAGCTTTGAATCCCGATGCGGAATACCCCGGAGAAGCGGCAGTCGTCGATGATTTGCCCCTCGGTGTAAAGCACCCCGGCAGAAAAGCCTAGAACCAGCGCCAGAACGATTCCAAGGCTCGCAGCCCAAAGCTTTTTAACCAAGAGACCGGCTTTTTTTACTTGCTCTAGTTCTTCCTTCATGCGGAGACATTAACCTAGCTGGAAACTGTTTGCAACTTTGGTCATAGGTTCCCCAAGGGTGATAGCTCCTGATCACTTCCGCGCCAGCAGGGAGAAAGAATACATACCCCTACCTACGCAACCCTAAGGCAACGATTCATCCTTGTCAGGCTTGTCTCACCCATGTACCCGACAAGTTCCGCAGTCCCTCGTTGACAGGCTGCTCCGGTGAGCTGGTGGTGAACCGCTACCGTATGTTTCCTTCCGCGCCACCCAGTTAGGTGCTTGGTTTCGCCCGGAGTGCGGTCAGCGGCGGCCATAAAAAAACCCCAAATCCTTGGGTGGTGCGGCCTTGGCGGGCATCCTTGGAATAAGTCCTCATCACAGAAATGACCAATTCCAAGTCTTTTTCGCACCACCGAAAAATTCGGGGTATGACTGTGATGAGATTCCAACAGGTGCCACCCTGCTGACGCCTCGATTGTAAACCTTCTTAGCCCGAAAGTCGAATTCCTGAGTAATTTATAGGGTTACTAAAAAAAGTTGGGTTTGCCTGTTGACATGGCTAGTAAACAGTTTATTATTCATATCACGGTCAACGCTCAGACCGGATTTCTAAAGGAGCTTCACCATGTTTCAAGTTACTTTCTACGCTTTTTCCAAAGTTCTTAATAAAGGTTTTGTGAATGTTGAAATTCACAAATCTCTTGATGATGCAAGACTTCGCGCTCTCGCTCTAAATTGGACAATCCAATCTGTTGAGCAAATTTAATCACCGGGGCTTCGGCCCCTTCTTCGGAGAGAATAGATGCCAACATACAGCCTACATCGAGATGAGCCTCTGCTCCATGTCGATACCCTTCCCAACAAAAGTCTGCGCTGCGTATGCGGCTGCACTTGCTACACCACCACTTCTGAGGGTGTAGAGCACTTCCTAAACGACCATCTTGACTGCGGAGACCAACATGGATCAAGCACTCCATCACCAGCAGCAGCTTGAGCAACAAGAATATGAGGAACGTGACGCGCCACTACCTATTGCTGACTATCGCAGTAAGTATCAGTCGCTCGCGGCCAAAGCTCTTGGTGTTGCCCAGGCACTAAAAGATTTGCGTGATGCAAATTACCACGGCCCAGCCGTACTTGTTGAAGAACGTCTTATCGAATTAGCAACTGAGTTTCAAAACCTAAAAAGGAGAGGACATGACTAAGTCTGGAAAAGTAGCTCAACATCTGCGTACCTTTAAGCACATCACTAGCTGGGAGGCAATTCAGAAGTACCGCGCCACTCGCCTAGCGGACATTATCTTTAGGTTGAAGTGTAAAGGCTGGCTGATTAGCACCGTGATGATGGAAACAAAAGACGGTACTCGATTTGCTCGGTACGTTCTATTAAAGGCTCCTAAAAATGGATAAAGAAGATTTGATGGAGCGCATCGGTTATGTAGTGATTACCGCTATACTGGTGTTGTTTTATGTAGTGATGATGATGTTTTCTTACTAACTGGAGAATAGCTATGACGACAGGAATTGTGAACATTCGTGGTAAAGAGTATCAAACCGTAGCCCTGCGGGTGCAGAAGTTCCGCGAGCAACATCCAAGCTGGTCACTCACTTCAGAAGTGTTGTTTCGTGACGCTGACTGCGTAGTAATGAAATCAATAATCGCTGACGAAACCGGGCGAGTTCTAGCTACCGGCCACGCAGAGGAATATCGCAACGCCAGCCAGATTAACGGCACTTCTGCCCTTGAAAACGCAGAAACGTCAGCTCATGGACGTAGCCTCGCAGCTCTAGGGCTCGGTGGGACTGAGTTTGCATCGGCCAACGAAGTCCAAAACGCCATCCAGCAGCAGAAACCTAAAGCTAAAGTTGAAGAGCGTAAAAGCCGATCAAAAGAAGAGCTGCTCAAGGTTATGAATACTGCCGTTACGCCCCAGACCCTAGCTGTCTTTTGGAGCGCCTTAAAAGAAGATGAGCGCGAGCTGATCCGCAATGAAGTTGCCACCTACGGCACCAAACTAAAGGAGACTCAAAATGCGTGAACCCAATCCATACCAGCAAGACGGTAACTGGTGGAACGACCGCCTGGGCAAGCTCACCGGCTCGCGGATGTCGGCGGCCATGAGCTTTCTGAAGTCCGGTAAAGAATCTTCTGAGCGCAAGAACCTACGGATTGAAATAGTCCAAGAGCGCATATCCCAGACGTTTGCGGACAAATACATCACCCAAGATATGCAATGGGGTATCGAACAAGAGGCGATGGCTAAAGAAGCTTTTGAGAAGCTTACGGGTCTGACCGTGACAGACGTTGGTTTTATCGACCACCCGACCATCAATTTTTGCGGTTGTAGCCCTGACGGGTTTACGTCTGACAATTGCCTCATTGAAGTGAAATGCCCCAAAACTCGGACGCACATGGGCTACATCATTGACCAAGTAGTCCCCGACGAATACAAACCCCAGATGATCCTCCAGTCTGCCGTTACTGGCAGGGACGTCTGGTTTGTGTCCTACGATCCCCGTATTGGCCCGGGTAAGGAGCTATTCATCCGCAAATTTAAGCCGACCCACGAAGAGATTAAGGCCGTCGAAACGGCTGCGGAAGAGTTCCTAAAAGAGTGTGATGACCTATTTGAGTTTTTTACTACCAAAGCAGTTTATTTTCAAGGAGAGTGACGATGATACTTGTAGGATTGGCCCGGCTGGGCAATGACCCTGAAGTTCGATACACACCAGACAATAAGCCGGTGATGGATTTATCCCTAGCTTTTGACTACGGCAAGAAAGGGCCAGACGGAAAAAAACAAACCCAATGGGTGTCCGCGACCATGTGGGGAGACCGGGTTGTCAAACTAAGTCAGCACCTAACCAAAGGCCAGCAGTTGTTCGTAACCCTTGGAGAACCTCATATCGAGGAATACAAACGCAAAAAAGACGGAACCGAGGGCGTATCCCTAAGAGCTAGGCTGAATGAGTTGGAGTTTGCCGGTGCGCCTAAAACTAAGGTTGATCAACCCGAACATTACGATGCCACGGGACTTATAGACGATATGCCGTTTTAACTTTGGGGGCTATATGGATGACGATATTTCAACAATCATTGTCCGGGTCGATAGCTTGATGCTAGAACTAAAGCGTGAGACTCGATCCATGACAGGCGCGGACAAAAATAAGATTACCGACATCATCTTAGATATGCGCTGGCAGCTTGCTAGGGCTTTAACTGCGATTGGTAGAAATGGCATCAAAGACTAGAGCCTGGGCCCTGCGAGACAAATACGGGCGCTTTGTTCTGACGCATGATGACCCTAGACATCCGTTTAGGACTTATGTGTTCCGAACCCGTAGGGACGCCGAAAGCTGGCTACTTGCAAATGTTTACTGGCGCAATAAGGCCAAACCTGTTGCAGTCACCATAACCGTTAAGGAACTCTATGACTAACTACGTTCCACACCTTGCGGCAGGCGACGTTTGGGTTTTCTTGCTTTCGATGATTGCCCTGATTGTCGTGTCGTGCCTATATCAAATTAAATCGGAGAGAAAAAATGAGACTAATCGCATTACTATCCGCCGCCCTCGTAGCCGGGTGCGCCACAACGGAACCCACGACCTCTAAGGCCCCAGCTCAACATCTAATCGTCGATAAAGAGGTTCACGCCATGACCCGGCTAGAGACCGCCAACGCCATCCAAGACTGCCAGGCAGCACGGACTAGGGCGGTGGTGATTTACGGGCGTCGGGTTGTTGGCGGGGTAACTCGGGACGTTGTGATTGATGTGACTTGCGCCCCACTTTATTAAGGGAAAACCATGAGAGCCATACTAATTGCATTATTGATGATCCCGGCCATAGCGCGGGCTGAGTTTGAGACCGGAAACCAGCTCTATCAAAAGATGACCGGCACCAGCATCGGGGACAAGATGTACGCCCTCGGATACATCGCTGGGGTGTTTGACGCCTACCAGCATATGTTCCATTGCCCTCCGGCTAACTCTTTAACGCTGGGTCAGGTTAATGACATTGTTAGGCAGTATCTTGAAGTCTACCCAGCCCAGCGCCACCGGACTGCGGATCAGCTAGTTAAAGAAGCCTTGCAAAAAGTATGGCCCTGCCAGAACCGAGGCGGTGGAACTCGACTATAAAAAAACCTCCCGATTTTTAGGCCGGGAGGGGTTCAAGCCGCCAAGGAGTAGGCGGAGAGGAGACATCAACTAAAAGCTCGGGTGCCCTGCCGGTCAATAATCAGCTTTTGGCCGCGTGGGGCGGTTTCTGGGGTGTTTGGGACGCTGATGTGCGTCCAGCTATCAAACTCTAGGATGATCTGATCAAACGGCACCGAGGCCGCTATACAGGTTTCTACGACCTGCCTGGGGGTCATACCCGGTACTCGAATGTCCGCAGCGCACCCAATCCGGTGCTGGGAGCTGTCTTTAGAGCCCACGGCGTCATTGACTTGCTTAGACCGAAAGCCGCTATTGATCATCACGGCCTTACCCCCAACGGCGGTTTTGACCTCTTGTAAGAGCGCAGCAAGCCGCTTTAAGTTCTCAATCTCGGCGTCATTCGGGGTGTTGTCCCAGCCGTTTCGCGCTGCGGTCTCGGAGCGGGTCAGCTCTTCAAGGCTAAAGTTAGGACTTAGCTGCATCTTTTTTTCCCTTTACGTCGATGATCTTTTCAAGGGTGCGGCCACCAAAATAAAACGACATGATCAACATTCCCCATTGACCTAATAGCTCAACATAGTTGTTGTTGACCTCAATGTCTGCCGCCGACATTGCTGCAAAGGTGGTATAGACCCCAAGAATAAAAATCAGCGTCATGGGCCGGATATTCTTGGATAACCAAGAGTCCGACTTCATATCGGCTTCCATGCGCTTGGTCAGGTTGTCTTGCTCGTTCATATCCGCCTGGAGCTGGGCAAGCTCACCCTTTTGCTGCATCTCCATAAGCGCAGCCTGAGCCTTAGCTTTGGCTTCGGGATCAGGAATAACCTTGTCGAGGATTTTGCCCCCGACTTCTAGCAACATTCCAATAGGTAACATTATGTTTCCCCCTTACAATTATTGTTACTACCATAACCCCATTTGTTTAAGAACGCCATAAATCACCGCAGCGGTTATTAAAATAATTCCCCACTCTTTTCGGGATTCCATCTGTTTGCGGTAGAACTCATCGTTTAATTCTCGGTGATCTTTGCGTAGTCTGACAATAAGGGCCCGCACTTCGGACACGGCCTGCTTGCCAAATTCTTTCTCTACATCGCGGTACATGGCGGCTTCTGCGTCTTTAATCTGGCGAATGACCCGGTACTCTTTGACCGCATCTATCCAGACCATATCGCCCCGGCGTTGAACTTCTTGCTGGCGGCGCTTCCAGGCTACTCTGGCCTTGGCTTCTTCGTCTAAAAAACTGTTTACTTCTTTGGCGGTATCTTTGATCTCCCGCCCTACTTTTATTGCTTCCTTTATTCCCCCTAGTGCGGCCCTAACCGAAGCTGCTGGGTCTAAATCTGCCATGATTCATTTATCTGCCTTATCGTTGAGGCGATCATAAAGCATACTAATAAGGCTTTCTAGCTTATCAAACCGCCCGTTCATTTCCGCTCGCACTTCTTTGATTGCTTCGCGGAACTCGTCCCTGCGGGCGTAAACCTCTGGCAAATCTTTTTCTATTCGATGGATGTCTCGGCGCAGCTCTTTAACCGCGTCCCATATCTCACGGGCAAACCAGCCAAGGGCTGCCAGTATCGCGCCAAGGCCGATATTGATAACAGTTTGCCAATCCATATCATGCCTTCATTATGTAACAGAGCGCATAGTACGGAGGCAGATTTGCATTGGTGCCAGATGTACCGGACGATGCAGTTGTGCCGCTATATGTGTGATTGTGGTCGCCAGCAGTTGTTGTAGTGCCAGTATATTGGCCGTCATTTGTAGCATTTTGACTGCCGCCAGTAATTACTCCTGATCCTCCGCTATCACTATTTTGAGCAATAACCGTGAAACCGTGCGTATGTGATCCAGCGTTTGCAGTTGTGCCACTGAAAGTATGGGTGTGAGCCACAGTGATGGCATCAGCCGAACCTCCGGTAGCGTCCACCGCATAGGTAGACCCGGCACCAACGATAAATCTGTTCCTAAGATCAGGTGTTCCGTTAGAACCATTACATAGATACCAGCCTACTGGTATTGAACCAATTGACCCTGACCACAATACGATTGACCCGCTTGGTAGTGGCGTCGGTGGGGTTGGGGCAGTTCCAATAATTCCATACAGGTTGTCGTAGGTCTGAATGGTTACGTCATTGGAATCTTTCAGGATGAACTTATAAAAGAACCCTTCGGTGAGCCAAATCTGGCTCGGTGGGCGGCCATCAGTCCCCAGAATGATTGGGTTAGTGTTGGCTACCAGACCGGCGTTGTCCGTGTAAGTCGCAAGCGGGGTGGTCGATCCAGCTTGGTAGGTGTAAATCTTGCCCGCGTTTAGTGGCGCACCGTTATTGGTAAAAAACTGAAATGCGTTGCCTACTGGCGATAGATTGACTGCCATTATCGGTTCCCTCTAAAAATGTCCCCAATGGTGCGTTTTTGCTTTACGCCAGCCAGCGGTTCTAAAGTTTCACGTTCAAATTTTTGTGCCGCTTTCTTTTCCCTTGCCTGCTTGGCTATGGTTCCCAAAGGCAATATGTTTGCGGTCGATACATTAAGGCCAAGCTCCACGGCTCGTCCAGCTTTTTCTGCCAGCGAGGCGACCAAAGTGTTGCTGTTATTGGCATACCCGCCTTTGGGTTGAGCCATAACTTTGCGAGATATTTCGCCCAAGTCCCGCAGCGTTTTAGCTGAATCAGGATCAAATACTTCCAAAAGTTTGGGCTCAAGCTCTTTAAGAATCTTGTTGTATCCCGCTTGAGAAAAGTTGCCCTGACCGTCAATAGCTTTGCTGCGGATAATATCTAATACGCCAGCCGCTACTGCCTGCTGCTCTGGTGAACCCTTACCTAACGCGGCCATCATCTGACGGACGTTGGCTTCCGTTCCTTTGCCCTTACTTAAAACAAATGTGTCAATAAAGTTTTCAGGAGCTACCGCGCCCTCAACCGCAGCTTTATAGGCTGGGTCTCTTTTTAGCGCATCAAACCGTTCCTTAGCGGTTCTGCGAGCTGCATCGGCCATCGGTTTTAGCTTGGCGGCATCACCGGTTAAGGGTAAGTTTTCTAGCGAATCACGCACCACCCCAAGAGCAAACTTCCGATTACCGTCGCCAGCCCGTTCAGCTTTACGAATTTCTGATGCTAGGTTTGTTCGCAGGGCTTCAAACTCTTCAAACGTCATGGTTGCGCCATCACGGTAACGCTGTAACTGACGCTCAATTTCTGGCGGCAAGAACTCGCTTTTGAGCTGTTTGCGTAAGTTTTGGTCGGCGTTTCCAACAAACTTTTGTGCGTCTATCGGAAACTGTCCGCCTGCGGCATCCCGCAAGTCGCCATAAAGTTTACTAATTACATCGTTACGCTGACGGTCAATCATCATATAGCCGTCAATAACCTGTTGGCCAAAGTCTGACGCCTTGACCCCAAATACGTCTGGAGCTGCTTTGTCTCGGATCAGGGTTAAGTTATTGATCAGCGATTGGTTTTGCTCACCAAGTCGTGCAGCGATGTTATTCAGCTCACCCCTGCGGTTTAGCTCATCACTTAGGGCCACTAGGTCTCCGGTTGCCTGACCGCGAGTAAGGCGGATTGGCTCGGGCAGATTTAAGGCTTTGCTGTGCGCCTCTAAGGCTGGAAGGTTTACATCCTTTAGCGGTATTTGAGAGGCTTGAGCCTGCATTTCAACCGGCAGAGAATTGACGGCTGCCTGCACCGCCGCAGGGTCTTTACGCCCAGCAGCGCCAACGCTTGCCAGCCCGGGCAGCCCTGCCGGGTCTTGCGGCCTGATAATTCCCTGCTGCGCCTGGAACTCTTGGTATGACAGGCGTGGTTTTTGAGCTGGAGCCTGAGCCCTCGGTAATGCTGCCGCTGGGGCGCTCGTAACGATTGGAGGCAGCTTGCTTTCTTCAAAAGCTTTACCAAGCTGCTCCAAGGCTTCTCTAGCCTCGGGTCTGCGCGGCTCGTAGGTTGACTCTTTCATGCGCTGGGCAAACACATCCTGAGAGCCGGGCTGAACACCTTTTTTAATTAACTGTTCAGCGGCAGCTATTGGAGCCACTACGGCTTGAGTACCTAGCGCGGTTACAGCTTCAGCCGCAGGCACAATGTCGGGCTTCAGAGCCTGCAATACTTGGCGGTCGCCAGATACTAGGCCCGTTAAAAAGTCTCCAAAAGAGCGCCTACGGGCCGGTGGAGCTGATGCGGTACCGATGACACCAGACGGGCCGACTTGTGGAACGGCTGCGGCCAATGTCTGCTGTTCCCTTTGAACTGCTGCCTTTTCCTCTTGGCCAATAGACGTTATCCGCTCGCGGATGACCTGGCCCAAGTCTGGCACCTTTTCCTCGGGAGCTTGCCCTAAACGCTGGCGAATAATGTCGCCAAGGTCAGGAACTGCACCAATCTTTAAGAAAAACGCCTCGCGTTGAGCTATATCGCGCTTATTGAACTGCTCTCTGGCGTCTGGATTACTTAAAATCCTGTCAACGTGATTGGGCAATATGCCCATCTGAATCATTTGATTCCGTGCGCCCTCTAACTGATCAGGCGTCAGGTTTTCAAACCGATATAAGTCGTTCATCTTAGCCGACCTGTCTGGGTCAATCTGTTGATGTTTTCATACTTGGTCAGGAATTCACTCAGTTCTTCCCGGTTCTTAGGTAATAGCTTATCAAGAGCTTCTTTACGGCGAGCTGGATCGCGCTCACCCTTATTGGCGGCGATAGCTTCAAAAATCCGTTGATCAGAGTTGGCAGCCCATGCCTGCTTAAAGGCGTTCATGTTTGCGTCACCGTACTGTTGGGCAAACTTTTGAGCTGCCTGGGCTTCCATGTCGATACGGGTTAAGTCACCCACAAGGCGGCGAGCAACTGAGACAAGAACAGATGGCGGGTAAGTCTCATCACCGTTAGCTTTGGCCACCAAAGCTTTACCGGCGTCTGTGGCCATTGACCCACCAGAGGCTTGCAATACCGCAAGTTCCACGTTGGCAATATCTTTACTTAACTGCTTAAACCGCTCGTCGCCAAAAGTTTCAAGAATAAATCTTTCAAGCTGCTCGCCCTTACCAGTAGTAAACCGGCGGTCTTTTTCTATTGACCGAACAGTTTCTAAAACCGCGTCTACGTTCCGAGAGGCTTTTTGTACCGTTCCTTGACCGGCAACTAGGTCTTGGCGATATTTTGTTCCCGCAGCTAAATCTGATGCTTCGTTTGGTAGCTGGGCGCGTGGAATACCAGCTCTGGGTATCTGATGGGGTAAAGTAAACCCACCATCGCCCTGTGCTACTACGGCTGGAGCTGCTGGAGCCGGTGCGGCGGGAGCTGGTGCGGCTGGAGCTGCTCTTGGCGCTGCCGGTGCTGGCGGTGGTGCTTCTGCTGGCGCTGCTACCGGAGGGGCCCCACCGCCCATCGGGGCTGTCATATCCGCAGGGGTTACCCCGCGAGGCCGAAAGGCTGGCTGATTTTGCGGGATGGTTGACACACCAATAGCTGACGGGCCACCAAGGGCAGTAGTTCTTGCGGATGTATCCAGGCCAGCTAACAGCCGTTCCTTAGCAAAGTTTCTTAATTGACCCGGGTTTTCCGTTGCCATCTTTATGTATGGCGCCATCAACACATCAGCCTGCTCTTTTGGAATGTTGAGCATCTTAGCCTGGTTATAGCCGTGTTCTGTAACGTATGACAGAAGCTGTTGAGGATTGATTGAGTTTGGGTCTTGCTCGGCAGCAACAACCATTGGGTTGTTAATTAGTGCCGTCATGCCTGACGTAATTGCATTTAATCGTCTGTCAGCCAACCCAAATTCAGCCGCCGCTGTTTCTGTCTGAGTCTTTTTAATCAGCTCTGGATATAGCTCGGATAGGCGAGAGAACTCCACCGCCTTGGTCGCGGTGCCAAGTAGGTCGCCCAGCGACATAGCTTGCGGGCCTTTGAAACCCAGGGAAATTTCAGGTTTTAGTTGGCTGGCCATAATTTAACCTTATGCGTAACTTGTCATTGCTGCTTGAGGCGCAAATGATGATGTTGGAACTGCACCCGGAATTCCACCGGCTTGAGCAACCGGCCCTAATGGATTGCGACCCAACAAGGCTGATAGCTGTAAATAATTGGCTGGCCCTTGTAGAGCTTGAGACCACGCATTAGCCGCACCTACTGTTCCAGCAGCTTGGGCTGCACCGGCTCCGGTAGTAAGCCCTGTTAGGTTGGAGGCTAGGTTTTGCGAAGCCTGAACCCCGGTATTAACCGCACCTTGTCCCATACCAGCTATGTTGGCTAGGGTGTTGTAAATGTTTCCGCGCTCGGTCTGAAACCGATTAAAGGCGTTGCCATATTCAGTTGACGCTAGACCCTGACCAAACTCTTGCAAGGCCCGCAGGGTGTTACCTGATAAAGCCCCACCCCCTACGTTAGCTAGCCTTTCGGTAGCCTGGGTGCCGTACTGCATCCGAAACGCCATAGAGGGATCAAGATATTCTTGTAGCGGGCTGTATGCTTCTCCGCCTGCAAGCTCTTGAATTGTTGTCGGCTGGGCGCTTGGCGCAAAAGCAGACATTGCCCGGTTGTAGGCTTGTGTTGTATCTAAACTTTGGTCTGTTGGCTGACCGACAACAAAATTGCGACCTGTTTGTGGGTCTGTAATTGTTGTCCCGGCGGCGGGAGCACTACTAACAGGGCCACCAAGTCCTGACTCTAAAATTGCTGCGCCAAGCGGGCCAGCGTCAGGAAAAGATTTAACCGGGCCGCCAAATCCTATTTGTGCCCTACCGGCTAGTTCTTGATTTATTGATCGTTCTGCTGGAGGTTGAAATTGTTGCGGCCTTGCATATGGCTGATTAAATCGTTGCTGAAGATATGGCCTTAGAGCTTCAATATCTCTAAGCGCCCTGTATCCCTGCTCCCGATATGGAGCCAAATCCGCCCGAGAAATGTCATACATTTCCCGTTCCATTCTCATGGCACGGTCTGCGGCCTCCGCTTGGGTTCTGGCTGCGCTTCTTGCGGCGCTAGCCCCCATCGCCCCGCTGACTAGGCTACTTCCTACTATTGCTGCCGCTACCCAAGACATAATTTTTCTCCATCCGAACTGTTTATTAAAACTTTAAGCCTGTTTTGTGAATCAAACAAGGCAGTCTCATCTGGCTCGATAAGCTCTGCCTCAATTTCATCCAAATCGGTCTTATCAGTTCGGTGGAAGGTGACCCCGATGGAATCACTCACCGCCAGCGTTACCCGCTTGGTTCCCGCTTTGGATTCGATTATATCGCCCGGGCGCAGAGTAACCATTCCTTTTTCTGACCAAGCAATGATTTCCCCTGCCGCACACATAAAAAAATGATCTTTTTTGTGAATTTTTCCAACTATCAAGGTGCCTGCCGGACGGATCAATTTCCGGCAATACATACCGCCCGAAAAGTAGTGTTCGGTCTTTAGGTCTGCTTGCGGAACCTTGACCATTTCCGCCTGGAGCCGGTCAATCATTTCCCGCGTTGGGACAAATTGTTCTATGACCTCAGACATCGTAGTAAGGCACCTTTTTGACTTCTCCGTTCACGGTGATATTGATAAATCCGCGTGGGTTAGCCGGTAGGGTTGCAGAACCAGCCGTGGCCGAGGTACTGCTTGTAAAGTTCAATAAGTTCAAAAAGAAAAGCTGCCATGCCGGGGTGGGGCGGCCAGCCTGGTTAGCTATTGGGCTCGTAGGTATGACCTGATTCTGGGGAAGTTGAGCCATCAGTTATCCCCTGCCTCTGCCTTTAGGTTCGCAGACACAATCACCGCCTTAACTGGGTCGGAGATTGAAACTTCAAAAATTCTGTCCCGCGCCCAACCCAGTCTCCGCCAGATGGCACGGTTGTAATAGTTTCCTTGAACGCCAATCGACACCCAGTTCTCGTTTGACCAAGTAAATCCGCCGTCATCCGACCAGCGCAACATAGCTTGGGGATTCTCGCCTTGACCGTGTTCCAAACCCACTCCAGGCTGAAACTGGATTTGTAACTCTGCAAAATACTGGCGCTGCAAGTCGGTCGTAATGTGTGGGCATCTTCTGATGCGGCGCACCAATTGTCCGTCATCGGTGTATTGCGATAGGCTTAATTTATAAAGTTTGCCATTTTCATAGTCTCCAACTAAAACTTGTTGGTTAAAGAAACAGCAACAGTTTCCACGGTGGCGCTCAAACTGGTTCAAGTCGTTGGTGTAGAGCCACTTGTGCCACAACCCCGTAGTGTTGTCATAGGCCCAAGTAAGGCCGTTAGTACCAATCGAAGGGAAAGTCACAACGTAGGTCTCATGGCCCTCAAGCTGGTACGTCCAGGCTATCGCATCGGATACGTCTTGCCCGACCAAAGTATTCTCGACCGCGTGAGTAGAAATCCGCTCTGGGACGTATCCGTTCATGCGGACTATGGTCGCCTCGCCTCGGTTGTTTTTCGAGACATAGGCAAAGGAGTTACCCATCCGGGCGCATGAGAAGGCCGCAGCGATTCCCTGCTGGGTGCTGGAGCCCTGAATCCTTTGGAAAGGAAAGGGAGTTGATCCAACATCGAGCCAGGCTTCTGAGGACATTTCACCCAAGAGATAAACTTCACGCCGATCCACAATGATGGCCACTAGGTCATCTGGTGAGCCATCCTTTGAGGCAAAAGACAGCGGGTTAGTGATGGGCGAAAGTAAGTTTGTTGCGGCCCATTGCTGGCTTTCTGGCTTGTTATAAACGAAGTAATTATCCGAAATATCGACCGTCACCCCGCCCTCAAAGGCTCCATCCGTTGATGGCAGAACCGTCCAGTTTAGGGCGTAAATGGTGGTGCTGGAGACCGTCTGCGCTACGCTGACCGTATAAGTCCCCGCTCCCCCTGAGCCTGTTCCCAAGGCCGTAATGATGGTTCCATCGGTAATTCCGGTACCCTCAATAGTCTGACCTACTCTTAGGGTACCGCTGGTCACCGCGCTAACGGTCAAAGTTGTGCTGGCAATTGAGCCGGTCACAATAGCGGGTGCTGCGGTTGAGTTAATTGCCGTGCTGGCAACTGTCTGTGAGTCGCTAACCGTGTACGTTCCCGTTCCTCCGGTTCCTGTTCCTAAAGCTGTGATGACGGTGTTTTGTTGTATTCCAGAGCCAAAAATAGCTTGTCCGACCGCAATTGTGCCGCTCTGCATCACGCTGACAGTCAACGTAGTACCAGAAATTGAGCCGGTAAAAATTGCCGCAGACGGGTTGCTGATGTACCAAGTGTAGCGATAAGAGTCGTCCACAATGTAGACGTTGATTCCGTTATCGACTATCCCGACCTGACCTGCTGATGTGTTCATCTGGCCAATCATCTTGGGGGTCAAGTCGTCCTCTAGGACGTACACAAAGTCCCCGCAGACTGCGACAACCTGTTGGCCACCGGATAGGGTTCTCAACCCTCGGACTTCTTCCTGATTGGGAAACTGGGCGACAGTCTCCAGACCCGGGGTGGGATAGAGCGCAATAATGCCGCGCTCGCCCTGAGCCTTCATGGGATCAATTTCAGGGTAGAAATTGATGCACTCTTGGGCGTCTTGGGTAATCGAGGGCGCTTCGTAAGCTGCACCGACAAAGCCAAAGTCCGGCATTACTGGAAGCCTCCGGTCAAAATCCAACCGGCATCAGCCCGCTTACCGACCACCAGCACATCGTCATATCGAGCGGACTGCATGGGCTTCATATTGGTACGCTTAATCGTAGCCTTAGCCTGGGAGGCTAGTCCGTTGATCATGGCTACTTGCTGGGGGTTTGACTTCCCATACATGGGCATAAGTCTCTCGGCCAGGCACCAGCGCAGGCACATGATGTAGCCCTGCGGGATAACGATGTTGTCGTTGATGCTATTGAATCGCTGGAAAATGGTGTCGCAGAAGATGTGCATTTCGCCCTGAGAAGGGTTTGGCCAGAAGTAAAACGTGCCCATAACCTCGGACGGCTGGTAATACATGGCCTTGGGCCACGGGCCGTTTTGGGTCTTAAGCCCAATCAGCTCGTAGTTCTCAAGGTTTAGGATCGCAACCGGGTAGTCCAGACCGCCATTTACAACAGGCAACGCATTAGAGTTAGTGTTCACTCGCACATAAGCTGAGTTCACCCCCAGCGGGCGCTCGTAGTACGCGGTTATTGTGGTGCTACTTGCGGTCTGGGAATTGTTTACTGTGTAGGTTCCGGCGTAGTTCACGTTTCCGCCCGCACCAGTACCAAAGCCGGTAATCTTGGTTCCCGGGGTGATTCCAGAGCCTGAGAGCGTCATCCCTAGAGCTATTCCGCCCTCGGCGATTCCGGTGACCGTCAGGGTCGTACCTGAAATTGAGCCGGTAAAGGTTGAGTTCACCTGACCTGTGGGGCCGATGGTGTATTGGGTCTGGCCTGCGGTCAGGGTAAAGATAATCTCGGTCTTGTAGTAGACCATCATTTGCTCATTTGACCATTGATCAATCATGTCGTTGAGCATATCGAAGGCGTCTTGTGCCTCCGCAGGGGCTGGGGTTTCTCCCGCAGCCAAGGCGCCAATATCCTTCATGGCGCGGCTGATGATGTCAATTGGCTGGGTCATAACGTCACCTTAAAGGTTTCCACCTTCCACGGCGGATCACGGTTTTCCGCATTTTCTAACGCCGCAACCTGTTCGTCTAGCCTCGTTTTGATTAGATGGCGACTACCCTCTTGGGTGTCCAAATCTAACCAATGGGCTACTTGTTGCTCGGTCAGGTTATCCGAGTAGTCATATTTTGTGCGGAACTTCCAATAGCCCTCGGTCGCCACCGTATGCTTGTCGGTGACGGCCTCGACGTAATACTTGACGGTATGAACTTTGCCGTCTTTTTGAGTCAGCTCTTGGATTTTCCAGATGTAATTCATTCTGTAACCTCGGTAGGCTGTTCTACGGGCTGTTCTACGGGTTGTTCTAATGGTTTCTGATCAGGACTTAGGGGCCAGTTAATTGCGGGTAGGTTTGCCAACTCATCAACCGTTGTGCAAGCTATGACCGCAGCTCGTGAAATATCCGCAGTCGTTCTAATGCTCTGACGCCAAGTGTTCCAATCCGGTGCTACGGTGCCTTGAGTTTCCATAGCCTTGACTACCATCCAATCCGAAGGCAAAAGGATTGTGTAAGCCATTTGATTGATTTGTGCAACCTGTTGTGATTTTAGTTGGTCTAAGTCTTTTGGTATAGCCGTATAGTTAATATCGACCGTGTTAGTTTGAGCGTTGTAGACTGCAAGCTCTGGGGATACCCAGTAATACTGTTGGTTTGCTTGCGGGCCGTAGACTACATCAACCAGACCAATTTCTGCCCGTTGTTCTGGGGTGGATTGTTGTATCCATTGTGCAGGGTAGACGATGCCATTATATGTCCACTCCACTCCGGGCTGAACATACATAACAATTTGTCCGTCTTGTATTGTGGCAAACATAATTACCTCGCTAAAGAATACTTAAATGGATTTGTGGCAAATGCGGCGTAGATGTAGGTTCCACCTGAACCATTTGGATCGTTTGGGGTTCTGACCTTAAAACCATTAGATAAAATATCAAATGATCTAGAAACGCCACCCCATGATGTGCTTTCTGCTGCGGACGAATTTGCCCCAAGAACAGCATCATTTGGATTGTCTACATCACGCGATGTATCGTACATATACCAATCCGAAGTATTATTGGTGCGTTTTATTAGTAACCACCTTGGACTAAACCCTGTGTAGACAAACGGGCCGTCCGAACTTGCATTTCCAGTATAAATGCCAAAGGCAGAGTAGCCAGCAACTTCGGCAAAGCAGTAGGCGACATAAGTAACGCCGCTATTGTTTACTGAATACCCAGTTCCAGCGATTGTAAACACGGTGCTATTAAAAGCAGTTGGAGTACCGCTAGCGTTGTTCCATTCAGGTGCGCTACTTACTACTGCTTGTGTGCTTTCAAGAAGTAATTTACTTGGCGCTGTTCCTGCATTTCTGTGCTGAACAATCCAACTTGTCGTAGAACTTCGTGCTTTAATAATAAGCATTGCAGGAGTTACACCTAAACCATGCCCTACCGTTGCGCCCTGCGTAGCGTTACCAGTATAAGTAATAATCGAGAACCCAGCCGTGGTGTTTGCTCTTACTGTGCTGGTGATAGTGCCGCTGGTGTTGGTAGCGTTTGAGCCGCCAGCGTTCCAAAGCCATGACACATAGGTTGCTGTGTTAGTGTTTAGTTGGGCAAGCGCACCTACTGTAAATCCGTCTGAGTTAAATGCAGTCAGGCCAGTAGTTTCTGTTGTTGCAGCATCTGTGGTATTAGATTCCAGTTGGTTTTGCGTTCCACGCACAGCATCGTATAGGCCATGATCCGTAGCCCCGCTGCGGCTCTTGATCCACACAAAGTCAGGCTGAAACGGAGAACCTGTTACAGAGCGAGAAGAGCCTGTTCCGGTGTATAGCTCGATGTCAAAATACTTATTCGCCTGTGTCGTACTCGTAGCACCTATGGTCGGCGTTGAGAGGTTTTGGGTACACAATGCCTTAAAGCCTGATGGTGCGGTGTAGGCGAATGGGCGTTGGCCGAAGTTAAATGATGCGCTAGTGCTTTGTGACGAACCAGAATTGTGGCTATATGCAGGGCAATATGTTCCACTTATTCCAGTAAATGCCGCATTTGTTCCCGCTACTGGGTCGCCAGAACCGTACCAAGTTCCGTTTTTTCCAAAATAAATTTTTCCATTATCCAAATCAAAAGCGCACATTAAAACATCGCCATTTGATGCGGAACCAGTACCATAAGAGGAAAAACTACCATTGTTCCATTTGTTATTACTTCTTGCTATGTACCCGTATGTTGTTGCTGTACTACCAACATAAGTATTAGTGGCATTAAATGAAGTATCGGCGATACCAACACACAAATTTGAATTTGTATCTGCGTTTTGCAGATATTCAAAATACCACTTACCAGACGACACAAAAATGGAAGAAATTGCCGCTTGACTAGAGCCTAATGATGTTGCGGACGCATCTAAATTTCCATTGGCTAGTGTGATGTTTGCGCCTTTCCATAGCGGATTCAGCGTAGCGTAATTCCCACGCACCTCACCACCGACACCTGTATCCGTACCGTAGGATGTTGGCGTATCCACAAGGCTGTCATTGCCAACACCAGCGGTTACCGAGAAGTTGTTAGGCGTCCAGTTGTGGCCGTTTCCAGAGTAGTCTTTACCAAGCGTTCCAGCGGTGGTGTTGGAGTTGTCTGAGAAGTTTAGGTAAAAGCCGTTAGTGCCGTATGTGCCTGTGTATTTGATAGGCTCCCATACGCCTGTCGATGCGTTGGTTTGACCGAATGAGGAAGGCGTTAAGGCCTGACCGTCGATGAAGTTGACTTCTGTTAGGTAGCCGTTGAAACTGCTTATTGGAGAGCCGTAGTCAGGATCGTAAAATGTACCAATCGTATGAAAAAATGCCCTGTTGATTTCTCCATTAGAATTTTGCGTTGGGTTTGTATTAGTTCCAAATGTAGTTACTTCAGAACCATTAACATACAATCTCATACGATTTGCAGCAGTAGCGTTAGGGGTGTCCCACACCGCAACTATATGGTACCAACTAGAAACATCACGAAATACCTGTGTTGTTATTTTTCGACCATTATAGGAGGGGTCTTGATAGCACCAATACTCAATAGTATCCCCTGATAAAAAACGAATACCGTGTTGCTTATTTGTTGTCGGAGATGCTAGATAATCAAACAACGCAAAAATAGTTTCGCTGTCTACTCCAAGGCGGCTTCTCTTAACCCATCCACTCCAAGTCCAAGTTTGAAGATTGCCAGCACTTGCAGGTGTTCTATTCAGATACGCACTATCCGCAGAGTTAAACCGCAGACTGCGCTGTATCTGATATGCACCGCCAGTTCCAGGTACCGCAGTACCAAGAATCATCATGCCAGGGCTCCCGTGGCGGCAATGTAGACGTTAGTGCCGTTAGAGTAATACGACAACCAGTATGTGCCGGTGGCCGATAACGTGCTCAAAACGCCGGATGCTACTTTGGTTGTAGCTGCTGCGGTAACTGCGTAATTACTGTTATTAACCAACAAAATGTTTCCGGTTTGGCCCGATGTAATGTTGGTAAATGTCAAGGTGATGCTTCCTGTTGGGGTGCAAGTAAAGTTACTTGCTGCGTTCATATCGAAGGAACCATCGTTGTCTGCCGTGATGGTAGCCCGTACCGCTTTTTCCGCACGGATGTTTCCGCTGGAGTCGATACGCATACGCTCGGTAAGAGTTCCAGAACCATCTGGCGTAGTCAAAAACAAAATTCGTCCCGGCATATCATTGCTTGCGCCGGGGGTGCCATCTACTTCAGCAGTAATTTCTGCTGCGGTTGTATATCCAGTTCCGTTTGCTCCTCGCCAAAGTAATCGACCTAATGTATCTCCACTTTGAACAATCGTATTTGAACCAACTGTCGCATTACGAGATTTATCAAAATAATATGTTGGGCCAGAAGTTGATGCCGCAAACCTTCTTAAATAAAGATCACCACTTGTTGATTGAATGTCTAATGATCCTGAAGGCGAACTTGTCCCGATACCAACATTACCGCTGGAGTCGATACGCATACGCTCTGCGTCATTTGCAAAAAATCTTAAAGCATCAGAAGTATGGCTATATCTAATACCGCCCTGACCATTATTAGTGTCTGAGAAAAAAACACCACTATCGCCAGTTGTTGATGTACGAATGTTTATAAAATTAGAAGCGTCAGATGTTGTCCCAATATCTAATTTATATGAAAGGCTTGTAGCGCCAATCCCCACATTACCGGATGAAGGATTAAACGTGAGCTTGGTCGATGAAACGTCCAGCGTTGTTTCGTTGCCGGTTGTAAGGTCTGAAAATGTGATGTAGCGGGTTGCGTTGGTGGTGGTGTCGTCGGTGATTGTTACGCCTGACGTATCACTTGACCAAGTTGGAACCCCGCTTGCCAGCTTTAGAACCTGACCGTCTGTGCCAGCAGCTAGAAATGTGGTTGTTCCAGTAGTTGACTGATACGGTAACGAACCCGTCGCACCACCGGCCAAGTTTGTGGACGTTCCGACCGACACCGTGGACGATGCCACGTTCCTCCAATATCCACCTGTTGAGTAATACTGAAGCAAAGAGTTGTCAGAAATTGGTGTCGAGAGCTGGACGTTTTGGTCAGTTCCACCAAGCTGCGACCCTGGGAAAATCTTGACATACATCGAACCCGAACCGCCTGAGCCGTTATTGGTAACGATACCAATTTCAGCCTTAATGTTCGGTGCCGACGGTTTTGTGGCGGTCATAGCACCACCACCGGCGGGGTCATACCAGAGCGTGTCGTTGTTGTTATAGGCGCTTAAATCAAAACCTTTAGCCAAACCTACCGCAACCACCCGACCAAATGCGTTTAGGGCGATGTCCTCGTAGGCAACACCTACAAAAGCGTTTCCGTCGGTGATACCAGCCGTTGACGGGCCCATAGTAATCACACCGGATGATCCAACGACCCCAGTTTTAATGACTAATTGACCCTTGGTAATTGCTGAAGATGCCTTACCGTAGACAAAAATCTGCTCGTTGACCTGGGTGTCGTACCCAGCTCCGCTATCTATGCGGAAGTTTAATGTCCCGGTTGCACCCCACCACGCCCTACCGACAACAGGCGTTACGGTCGCGGCGGTATTAAAGTCTAGGTAATCAAGATAGTGCGCTGTGGTGCTTAGAGTCCCGGTTGAGGGATTAAAGGTGTATTTGGCACTCGTCGTATAAAGCGTTGATGCACTACCAGTTGCAGCATCGTTAAATACCGGATACCGGGTGGCGTTAGCCGTGTCCGCAGAAATCGTCAGGCTTGCTGCGGGAATCGTAGCCCAGGCCGGTAAGCCGCTCGATAGGGTCAAATACTGGCCGTTTGTGCCTGCCGCCAGCATAGCGGTAGTGCCACTAGCCGACTGATATGGAAGGCTGCCTGTGGCCCCGCCAGCAAGGTTTGTGGCCGTTGTGGCGCTAGTTGCTGATGTTGCGGTGGCTGCGTTGCCGTTAATCGACCCAGAAATGGTGTTTGTCACCGTCAGGTCGGTCAGAGTACCTAAACCTGTGATTCCTGAGTAGGTTCCAGACAGCCGCGAAGAGTCAATCGTGCCGCTGGTTATTTGGTTCGCAGCAATCGCTATATTGGTGTCCGAGGCGCTTGTCAGTTGACCTTGGGCATTAACTTGGAACGTAACTGCCTTATTTGCCCCACCGTAAGTTCCGCCGGTAACCCCGGTGTTGGCGATATTAAATGTGTCGCCACCAGTTAAAGACAGGCCCGTACCGGCAAAGTAGACGCCGCCTACGGAAAAGTTGTTCCAATCAACCGCAGTCACCCCAAGGGTGCCACCTGGCTGGGCGGTACAGTACCAAGCTGAACCAGCTAGACCGCCTTCGGTAACGAACACCAGAGCTGAAATCAGTTCATCCCATGAGTTTGCGTCCGCAGACCGCGCCCACGGGCCAGAACCAGCAACGTAAATACCGTTTTCGTAGTCGTTTAACTGATCCTTAACTAAGACCCGCTCACCGGCCTGAACCGTTACGCCGTCAACAGTCTTAGGCGCTCCAGACAGGGTAAGGTTGCCTGTGGTGGCCGCAACGACCGGCTGCTTCCACGAAATACCAAGGGCAAGAGAATCGACGTACAGCTTGGTGGTCAGGTCATTGTTCCCGACCGGCTGGTTTTGTTGCGATGCAGTAGTAAACTGAGCTGCCGCAGGCGTAGTTAAACCGACTGTCGTGCTGTTAATCGTGCTGTTAGTAATCGTCACCCCGTCCAAATTGGGGTTTACGGGCGCATAGAAGGGCGTTCCCGCTGGGCCGATTAAGTTGATGCACTCGTAGGGCGGCAGGGGCTGAAACGTGCCCTGAACCGGCAAAAAGTTTACTGTCTGGGTCTTGGCGGTATCGTTAGCCATGAACTGCCCCTTACTCGGTGGCTACTAAGGTCAGATACAGGGTGTTGGTTCCTGACGAAATAGCCTTGATGTAAATATCTGGTGCGCCGCAATCAATAACGATTGGGTAAAACATATTCGGAGCCAAAACAAATGACCCACCGTTCCCTGATGAAGCAATCGCAGGCGTGGCCATATTGGTCGCAGTCGTCCCAAAGGTGATGGCCGCCGTGCCGGTTCCGACGTTCAAAAGAGCTACGCGGAAGGCCCGGGTTGGGGTGTCTGTAACCAGTTGCAGCGCCGCTGACGGTGAGGTCGTTAAATCTAGGCGAAAGGTGGGAGATAAAATTTTCAGAGAGTTCATGCTTGCACCTCAGATGTTGGTTGCGAAATTATCCTACTTTTAAGCCAATTTCCAATATGTCCTTCAAAGATTTTGTTACCGATATGACCCATGTTGATTTCTGGGTCTAGCCATACCGTTCCGCCTATTTCCCGCCAGCGTTTACAAAACGAAAAATCCTCGCCGTATTTCCATTTTTTCTCGGGATCAATAAATGACTCGTATAACGGATAAAACTGGTTATTAACTGCGGCATCGTGATAAAAGGTCTCTGGATAGGCTTCAATCATCTTGGTTACGCAGTTTTTTGTTATTTTTAAAAAGCCCGTTGGTACGCGATCCACCTCTAAAAGCCCCGTTTCTGGGTCGGCTCTTAGATACTTTCTATCTTCAATCCAGCCTACGTTGAACTTTAGCGGATCAACCCTTGCCGGATAAGCCCCAGCCACAAAGTCTACTGGGTGGTCTATAAGCTTTAAAAGGGCTCCCTCTTCCCAGGCTACGTCCGAGTCAATAAATACCAGTTCATCGCAGTCAGAGTGGTAAAAATTGGTTGTTATTACCCCTCGGCAGTCGGCTATTAGGGCGTTTCCTACGTCATCCACAAATGTAAAACGGTCGCCACGCTTGATCAGGGCTATGCAGTCAGTCATCAGAGAGCGCATAGTTCCCATGTGAACAACGCCTGTATAGGCTGGCATGGCAATCATTATGTGTTTCATGTCTCCTCCAAAAAGAAAAGCCACCCCTTTTGAGGGTGGCTTTTCATGTCAAACAAACATCTTAGGCGGTAATACCGATGTTTTTCAATGCAGTAATGATGCTATTTACGCGAGCGCAAACATCGGCTGTGGAGGCCGTTGTTGACACCAGCGGAGTAATTGCACCAGCCTGAACTACGGGGGTTTCGCCATAAAAGCCAACTTCACCTCCAGCGATACCGATGAGAACACCATCGGATGCGCTACCGTTTAACAGGTAGTTGGAGGTTTGGGTAGATGCGGGGCCCGGATTGCTCATTTTTAGGTTCCTTTCTCAGTTAATTAGGCTGCAACTCGGCAACCGAGTTCAGGATAGAGGGGAGCCCAGCCGTACAGAACATCCAGACGGGTCGGGATCGAGTCGTTGTTGATCGTATATTGACGAACAACACGAATCGACAGACCAAGCTGCTTGTCCGAAGCGCGGCCAGCAAAATGAACGCCATCCGGCAGCTCCAGGTCAGCGGTTGCCAGCGTGTAGGCGTTCCGATGGAACACCAGGTTCTGCGGGCTAACGGCACCGGTCTTGTTAAAGGGCGTGACCGCAGCAGAAGCCGAGGTTGAAGCCACTTCAACGTTCTGGAACTGTCCACCGGTGATGATTGCCGGGGAAACGGTTACAGAACCAGAGCCGCCCGAGGTGATGGTCACATCTGACATCACAACAAACGACCGCTTGACGTTGCCGCCATAGGGCTGACGGTTCTGGGGGTTGACCGCAAACACGCCATCAATCTGGATTGTGTCGCCAGCCTTCAGAACTGCGTTGGCAGTAGCGGCAGCAATCGTGATTGTGGAGGTCTGTGCCCAGCCAGTTGTCAGCGAACCCGTGAAGGTCACCGTGTTGGTGGACATCGTTGCGGTGGCGTATGAACCATAGGTGTGTGCAACCACGTTCTGATCCATGTACCAGTTCATGCCGATGGTGTCTTTACCCATCAGGCCCTTTTCGTACTGTGCCGAAATCGTGCCCTGGGGGTTAAAGAGTCCCTTGAGCGAACCGACGATGGAAGCGCCCGTGAAAGGATCAACCACGCAAGAACGCTTGCCGTCACGCGGAGCTGCCTCGCCGTCCAGATAAGCTTGGGCGGTCAGGAAGGTAGCGATGTCGGAGGGAACTACGCCAGCGGTGCCAACGGTGTTGGCGGTGTTTAGAACGGCCATAGTCGTGCCATCAAAGTCCATTTTGTTGGCGATAGCGGCGATAGCGGGCTTCAGAACACGGTCGCTGAACATATCCAACGACAGGGCTAAGTCCTGGGTTGTGAACTGGGTGTCAACGTGGAACTGGGTTGAGAGGGTCACCGGGACGGAAGTCTCGTTGAAGTCCTCGACGTTAAGCGCAGGGCCGGTCGTACCAATAAAACGACCCGGACGGCGGACGTTTACGGTGTTACCAATCTTAGCGCCAACAACCGCAAATTGATCGTCATAAGAACGGTCAACGCGGGCCGTGAACGTAAGTTCGTTTTCCAAGACCATCAACGCCTCGTTGGTGATCATGGAGATAGTTAGCAAATTATTTGCCATTTTTCATTGCTCCAAAAAAGGTTTAGGTTGCCCCTTACCGAATCTTCCCCGCAAGGCGAGCAGCCTTCCATTGCTGGTAGGTGCCGTGGTATTGACGGTTGGAATCCAATCCTGTCTCTACCGAGGCGCTGCTTGCCTTAATGGGCGTAATCGGAGCCGGAGCACTCGATTTCTTCGCAACAGGTTCCTTCTTGCTAGGCGGCTCGGCTTTCTCAAACTTTGCCTCCAACTTCCCAATCTCTCTGAGCTGCGCGGTAAGCGACTTCTCGCCTAAAGAACGTGCGTACTCGGGGTTGTCCGCTAGGTAATACAGGAGTTGAGGCCCGTATTCACTCTCGATGATTGCCTCACTTACTGGGGCACTAACAGGAATATCCCCGGCAGCGGCAATCGTTTCATCCAAGTCCGGCAAGTCACTTTTCGCAGCTTCTAGCCGCTTTTGAAACTCCGCCTGCTTACGGCTTTGTTCCTCGGCAGCCTTGCGAGCCATTTCTTGCTGTTCACGCTCCCGCAGCTTCTTGTCGGTTGTCCACTCGGCCAGAGCTTCAGCGTACTCCAGGGCGTCATTGAATTGGCTTGGATCGGGTTTAGGGTCTGGGTCGGCCTTCTCAGGCGGGTTCGCCTTGGCTTCCAGCTCCTTGACTCGATTCTCCAGCTCTTGACGGGCCTGGCGCTCGCGTTCCGCTTCTTGGCGGGCGAGCTCACGCTGCTTCGTCAGTTCCGAAAACCGCTTTTCAAGCTTGGGATTTTGCTTCTTTTCACCTGTTGCAGCCTCTGGTTCGCTGGTCGGTTCACTCGCCTCGGGCTCGACTGCTGGCTCCGCTTCTGCGGCCTCAACAGGTTCCGGCGCTAAACCAATTTTCTTCAACGAAAATTCGGCTAAATTCTCACTTGTTACCACATTCGCAGCCTGTTTCCGGGCTGGCTCTTGTGCTACTGCTTCGGACATGGATTACTCCAAGAATAAACCCGATGAACCCATCGGTAGGTAAAGCAAATTAGAAACCGTTTACCAATAGATGTCAACTATCACATATTGGCTATCTGTCGCTGCTGTTGGATGAACGGGTTTTCGGTCTGATTGACTTCCCGCTCCGCAAACATAGCTACCTGGTTTTGCTCGGCATCCTTCTCCCTGATTGCCTGCTGTAATTCCCCAATATCCATGCGCTTTAATAGCATCTTGGTGATGGCATCCAGCTCGGTCTTATCCTGAGCTGTCTTGGCCGCCAGAATCTGCTGGTTGACCTTGGCCTCGTTGATTGTGTCGGTGTTGTAGGCCCGCGAGGTGACATCCATGAGCTTGCGCTTGGTCTCACCCTCTTGCTTGATCGACTCGACATCCCCGCGATACTGCTTTTCGAGCTGTAAGGCGGCGACCAGTTGCTGCATATCCGCAAGTTGCTTCTCTTGCTGCATGAGCTTCATCTGAATCTCGGGCGGAACCTCAGACTTGTCATCAATCTGGGCTAGCGGGTTGACCGCAGCCAGGCGGTCGGCAATGACCTCAGCCCCGGGGAAGTCCATGTTCCTGAACACCAAATCGCCCGCAAGATTGAAGAGTTCTTGGTTATTAGCAATCATGGGCATCATGGCCTCGACAGCCTCGCGGCGCTTGCTTTGATAGCCCGGGCCGGTGTCCATGTAGACGTCATACTCACCTACTGTAACGTCATTCAGAACCTTCTCAACGCCCATTTCATCAACGGTTCGCTGGTTAATTGTTACCATTTCCGGTGTGCCATCGTAGCCAATAATCCGCAGCACCCGCTCCCGGTCGTAAATCTTCGGAATCAGGTCAAGAATGATTCGCCCGGTGTGCTTCATGGATCGGGTCAGGTTGTCGAAGAAGTGGAAGTTGGTCATATCCACTTGACTCTGCTGGCCCAAGATGGCCTTGCCAGACTGATTGCCTTGGGGAAGCTGGGACGGGTCGTAGATACCCACGACTGACTGCAAATCCTTGTCTATCGACATCGCCGCAGAAATAACCCCGGCTGGCGGCGGCTCCGGCTGAAGTCTCGTAGGTTGCGGAGCCTCCTTACCGTTAATGTCAGTCTGCTTGTAGCGCAGAACCGGCATCGACTTGATGTTGGCCTGTGCCCACTCATTCTCGTGTCCTTCGTCCTGGCCCTCGGCCATGAGCCACTTGGCCTTGGGAGCCAGGGCAATGCTCTCGGTCAGGCTGGTCTGCCAGTAGTTATACATCCGCTGGGCGTCCTTGGCGTTTCGCACTAGCCCATACTTCTTGCGCTTATCTTCGACCGTAAGCTGCTGGCCATAGACCGGGACTACGGGAATGTACCTACCCGGCCAATCGCGCTCTTCTAAAATCTCTAATCCGGTGAGCTTGCACCACTTGACTTGCTTACGGATGGTCTCGCGCTCGCCAACCACCATAATGCCTGCCGCAGCCATGATCTCAGGGCTCGGAGCTTCATCCTTATAGACTTTGGTGCCATCAGACAAAAGCAAGAGCTTGGTCTTTTTGCGCTCGATGTAGAAATACTCGGCTACGCGGATGTCCTCCTTCTGAACCCAATCGGGGTCAAAGTCACCCGTCCCGCGCTGGTTGAAGTCTCCGCCATCATCCGCGTCTGGATACTGCTTATGGAAGTCGGCCTTGCTCATCAAACTGGTAATTAAAACCTTCTCGGCGTCCGACCCGTCAGGCTGGACAGAATTTGGGTCAAAGTAGACCGAGAACGGGTTTTCGATGGGGCGAAGGTAGATTTCCTGATCAAAGCTGTCCTCGCGGATGTAGTCCGTGACAATCCGCCAGTATCCCCAGCCAATCCTGACCGCATACTCGCCAGCCGTGTCGTAAGCGGTATCGGCGTCTGAGTTCACCTCGATATGCTTGAAGATTCCTGTGATGACATCCGCAACCTTGGCGTTGGCCTCGGAGTTCATGGAATGTGCCCGCATCCTGGGTCTAGACTGCCGCATCTGGTTGACGATTTGCCGACAGTAGGTGTCTAGCTTATTGATCGTCAGGCAGGGTCTCGCTTCTAGGTGGCGGGAGTTCTGAACCTCAATCGGCCATTGATTTCCCGCTGAAAACCGCAAGTCATCTAAGCCCTGCTGGCGGTTTTCGGTGTCTGCTTCATTGGAAAACTTCAGGAAGTCGATTGCTTCCTGTATGCGGGAGTCCGCTGGGATTGCGCTCGGAACGTCAATTTTTGCCATGTTTTACCCCATCCATGAGCCCGGAATCTGGTAAACCGGCTTCTTTGGGCCAGCCTTCCGTGGTTCGTTTACCACCAATCCAATGTACCGAAACGCATCTGCACCGTGCGAATAAATGTCGTGCAGGGGCGCTTTGGAAAACTGTTTGGTATCTGGGTCAACATCATACCGATAGTGCCGCAAGCATTGTAGCCCCTGATAGCAGTTTTCCTTATCGAAATAGCACTTCGTAAACATCGTGCGAGCCGCGTTGATCGAGTCCGCAATCGGGGTTCTCGGTATGACCTGAACCTTGTAATTGGCCTGCCGAACTATGTCCGCAATCGACCGACCAGCCGCCGCTAGAGTTGTGTTCTCGGCGTCATGGGGCAGCCAAATGGTGTCGTACACATACCCAAAGGACTGCATCTGGGCTAGGTAGTAGCTCATGGTCTTTTGGTTATCTTCCATGTACCGGATGAGCCGAATCTCAAAGCCTATGAACTGCACAAACCAAATGGCCGTGTTGTCCGCCCAGCCAAGGTCGAATACCGCGTGGACGGGTTTCACGGCGTCATACGGGACTTTGGTGATCCGGCCATCCATTTCAGCAAGCGTCAGCTCATGGGCAAATACCGCCCCATCGACCGTCCGGCGGCATAAGCCTTCCCAGACGTTTAGGTAGGCATCGTGATCCCTGACCTCTAGGTTCTCTTTCTCTTCCCGCAAGGTCTGTGGAAACCACGGGTTATCCCGCCAGGTAATCTTCTGGATTGTGGCGTTCTCCGGTGGGCTGATCACAAACCGCTGGTAGGTGTCGTCGGTCTCAAGCTCCGGGTTAAAGGTCACCCATATCTCGGAGCCGTCCTTACGGATCGTGGGAATCAGGATATTCCAGCTCGTTTTGGATATGGTCTGTGCCTCTTCGCACCAGCAGATGTCCACGCCCTCAAAGGACTTGATGGACATGATGTTGTTTTTTAGGCCCACAAAAAAGAACTCGGTGCCGTTCCTACCCCTGATGCTGGTCTGGGTCACCTCATAGAACTCCGTTAGCCCAAGGGCGTCGATTTGGTCAGCCAATAGCTTATGGACTGAATCCTTAATCGAGACCTGAAACTCCCGGGCGCAGAGAATCCGCAGCGGGTCTTTAGCTCCCTTAATCAGAAGCGCTCTAGCCACCCCCCAGCTCTTAGCTCCACCCCGGCCACCGTACAGAACCTTGTACCGCTTGGGCTCAAACAGGCAGGCCAGCTTTACCGGAAACTCGGCCTTTGCAACCGCCTGGGCTAGTAGCTCTCTGTCCTCAACCTCAGACATCTATGACTTCGGGCTTAACGAACGTCACTTGGATCGCGTTCAGGATTGGGCTGCCGTCAGCGTTCTCCATCTGGTTTACTTGGATGGCTTTGCCGTCTAGCCGGTCAATCACTTCCTTCACCGCCCAAGGCTCACCAGCTTCTGCCTGCTGTAAGAGCTGCTCCACTATCCGAGGCAATCTTGTAGGGTTCTGGACAAGCGCCTTCCGCAGAGCGTCATAGAACATCTTGCCCTTGGCTTTGTTGTTATTACCTATCGGTGCTGGCATATCGGTTGATAGCAAACGTAAGTTCCTAATCTGATGTGTAAATTTTGCCTGATCTGTTTACTATTTGCAACCTTTTCATAGTAACCTATTCGTTCTTTCAGGAGGCTCTTATGGAATCTAAGTATCCCTTTATGTCTTTTTACCTCGATGGCTCGCAAGTCTGTGCTGAGTTCCACTCTCAATGGGCGGAAATGTCCGACATCCGCAAACTTGAGGTGCTCAATACGGTCATGGAGCTGGTCATTGAAAAAACCTCGTCCGTTGTTACTTCCCTAGAGATCCAACGAACATCTCAATCGGGTCACCGGCTGGTGCAGTAAGTCCTAAAAACCGGGTAAGCGGATCGGTCAATTTGTCATTTCTGACCATCAACAAATTTTTGGGGTTGACATCTAATCCATACGGATTTGCCGCAGACTTTTCCTCAAACGGGAAAAATTTAGCTTGTTCGGCAGAAGTTAAATTTGATCTGCGTTCAACCAACCGTGCAACCGCTTCACCCTGCAATCTTTGATAAACGTCAAAAAGTTCTTGTTCTGAATAGTTTTTTGCTGTCCCAAATTTTTGTCGAGTTTCTGTCAATGCTTTGGCCTGATCTTGTAATTCCTTGATTCGGCGTTTTAAATTAGTAACCTCTTTTTGCACTTCTGCTGGTGGATTTGGGTCATTCTGGTATTGATTTCGCAGCTCATTAAATCGAGACATCAACGGATCATGGGCAGCTTCTATCTTTCTGAATCCCTCTTCATCTAAAAATTTGCCCATTTCTTTGGGATTTCCTCCGCGCGGCCATCCCTCGACATTTTCAATTGCGTGAGAAAGTTCATGCAAAGTTGTTGGTTTTGCTCTTGGACTATTCAGCATCATTCGTGGGGCACCAGCTATCGTTTCTGGCGTGTCCTCAAGCTGTCGAGCTTTTTTAAAGAGGTCTGATCTAGTTTTTTCAATTTCTGGGCCGCCCATTTCCCTAAAAATTCTGTCAGCTTTTTCCCTATCTTCTCGAAACAAATTTTCGTTTTGTTCCCAAAATTTGTCGTATTCCTTAACTTTTGGGCTTTCGCTAAATTCTTTCGCTTCTTGACGCGCCGCATCAATTTTTGCTTGACGTTCAGGCGTGTTAAACGGCTTTCTAAATATCTTTTCGTTGTAGCTAATCCAATTTAATCCAGGGCTAAAAGTGGCAACATTTAAACCGGAACCACCTGATCTAAAACTTCCCGACATTTCCCCCAGTTTCGGATAAGCTTGGAATAGTTCTGGGTGCTCAAGAATGTCGGAAATTTTGAATCCTTCCGCATATTTTCCAGCCTCCGGGTAATAAGTGCTTTTTAATTCCTTTCCGGTCATTTTTGCCGGCGCATCGCTGATTTCTTGCACCCATTCCCCGCTTGGCAATCTTGCAGTCTTGGTTTTTCTAAAAATTTCCGAAACGGGAACGCCAGCAGTTTCTAATTTTTCAGCTTTACTTAAATTTTTTGCGTTCCAACCTTGAGATTTTGGGCCAATAAACATCCCCAGCGAGCCGGTCGGGGCACCTCCGCTAGTCAGCATCCCACCACCCATGATGTTGGTCGCTACGTTTATAGCTTCTTCCTCGTTTAGTGCCTCGCCACGCGCAGCTCTAGCTGGAGCCTTTACAGCTCGGATGAAGTCAGCAATGACCTTGGGGGCGATGATGTCCGGCATATAGCGGTCACCGCCCATGACTGAGCCTCGGGTCACATAGCCCGGGTCAGACGGCAAACTACCCCGAAATCGGGGCAGCAGAGTTAATCGCTCAACGTCTGGATCGAGTCTAAATAGCTCGGACAGCGTTGGCATTACTTCTTGCCCTTAGAACCTTTTTTGACAGCCTCACGCTTGGTCGCATAAGCAATCGCCACGGCCTGCTTAACTGGTTTTCCGGCTTTAACTTCCGTCTTGATGTTCTGCTTAAAAGCCTTCTCGCTGGTGGATTTCTTTAGCATCTTTACCTCTTTTTGGCTGTTTTTGCTGACTCTTTGAACGCCTTTGCGGTCGGTGCCCCTTTGCTTCCTGGCTCCCGCATCTTCTCCGGCGTCTTGCCCGCAGCCTTCTGGGCCTTGATCCGCTCGCGTTTCGCATGAATGTTCGCGTATAAGCCCTTCATTCTGCTGCCTCGCTTTCCTGTTTGATGGTGTTTGCTCGGATTTGGGAGAGCCACCAATTGCAGTCCGCAATCGCGCCATCCAACGCTTGAAGGTTTCCCACGGCGATTGCGCGTTGTTGATTAAGTTCCGCAATTCGCGCCTGTATAGATTGCTCATTCATCAGCATCCCCAGTTTTTGAGCGCCGCAGCCTTACGGGTTGGGCGGCCCTTGTCGTCCTTCATTGGCCCCGGCACCCCGCTCATCCTCGCGCAAAAACTTTTTTTGCGAGCTGCGTCAGCTTTTGTTTTAGGGTTTGGAGCTGGAGCTTTAAGGTTTGAATTATTTTTTGCATTGTATTCGGCCCTTCCTTTTGCGGTCATTCCCGCACCCTGCTCGACGGGCTTATAGTTTTTGCCCTTGCCGGTCGTGGTTCTGGGAATAGGTTTATTGGTAACTTTGGCCATTTTCATCCACCCAGCAGACGTCTTTCCAAGACATGATCAGGTACTTTTCACCCGCCTCTTCGTACTCTTGGAACGTCAGGTATTCGCCTGTCGTCCCGTATTGAATCTTGTCGCCCACCTTACAGGGGTTTGGCATTAAACGGCCCTTCTTGTCGTACTCCCCCGGCCCTACCGCAACGACTTCACCCATATTCGGGTTTTCCCGCATGATTACATCCAAAATGGCGCTCTTCTCGCGCTCAATCGGTTTGACAACAATACGGTCACGCATCGGTCTGATCATTTTTCGGGGGCCGTCCTCTTCGTTTAGGTTCTAGGTTTCTATCGTCAACAATGGGCTCTGGGGTCTTTTGGTACTCCCCGCACCATTGGCTGTCTTGCTTCATTACAAACTCTGGGTACCGCTGGCACATACCGAACTTGCCGGTAGGCTGGAAAAACCGACAAGTCCCGCAGTTCATTTCAGGTTTTCCAGCTTGTAAATTGTGGTGTTGATCAGGTCAGTAATGCCGTCGATTAGATTCTGAATTTCCGAATCTTTCGGCAGCTCTTCACGGGTCTCGTCCACATACTCTTGCATAGCCTTCATATACTTAAGCGGGTCTTTTTCGATGTAGAACTCGGGCTCAAACTCCCCTACCAGCCCATTTCGGCCCATGTAAGTCTCAATCAGACCGTCTACTAAATCAGGCATGGCTTCGTAATACTTCTGCAAAGCCTTGTGCGCCGAGTAGCTCTTGGTCTGCCAATGCTGAATATGAGCGCAAGTCGCTGAATGTAAGAGCGTCTGCGCGAAAGCTTCCATTTCACCCATTTTGTGATTGTGCCTCTGGTTGTTGGTTCAGGCAATAGACATTCACCATGCGCGGCCCTGTTTTTGCAGTTGTTGGCTTTCCCTTGATGCACTCCACCCGACCGGAGGCGACCAGCTTAAATAGCACCGCCTTTACGGAATGATTCTTCGCATGAACCTTAATTGAGATTTCGCTGCGAGTTAGGTTCGGAGTCCGCTTTAAGACCTTCAGGATGTCTCGGGACAAAAACGGTCTGCGTCTGCGTTTCTTGGCTTCCATAGCAGAATTATAAACCGTTTGTTGTGGGGGCGGGTGTACCACAACCTGAATCTCACCACTACTCATTCTGTGCCGCCCCCAAGTAATCTTACCTTGATCATTCCCCCAATTTGTTGGCTGACTTTATATTCGCAGTCGATCCGGTTGTCGTTGATGTTCCAGGCGTCCGCAAGACCATCCTGACCGGCCTTGAACGACCCAATCATATTGTCCTGATCCCGCTTTCTTTTATCTGGTGGGTAGAACTCAATTTCTAGTTTGATCTTTCCTTCTTCGGGTAAGGCCCACTTAGCCTGCATCGCTAAGACCCTGACAGCGAACCGATACTTTTTCTTGGCCGACGCCTGGGGCGCCCAATGGCCAGAGTAGTTAGGGCTTAGTTCCTTGGGCGGCCAAGGTAAACATAATCTATCTTTATTCATTCCGTACATTCGCAAGGTAAATCAAACCCAACAAATGGCAAAGTAATTTGAGCTTGATGCATCATTATTATTTCTTTCCATGCGTAATTTCTTCCTAACCCTTTAATTATCGTAAGTTCAGCATTTTCTTCCATTTTTAATGCTCTGTTTAATAAATTTGGATGTTTTTCATACAAATCAATTATTTCTTTTGGTTTGCTTGATGGGCAAAAAAAACAAGCTGATTTTCCGGGTAAAGTAATACCCGATTTTTTTATTGTTTCAATACATTCTTCACGTTCCCATCCCCATTCAATTAGAGGAAATTTGTAATCGTATTGTTTATCAATTCTTTTTAATGCATTTTCTTTACGGCGCTCTTCGCCTGCATCGTAACCAATATATTTAATAACTTTTAATCCGTTGGCCCAGGCATCAATAGCAGGTTGCCATTGTTTTATAAATTTGTGTTGTGGTCTTATTTTAAAATGATCGGAACAACGTTTAAAACCATAAGCTATACTCGGCAAAGATTTTAAATTTTGACATTCTTGTTCCAATGTAACTTTTACCCCATCTTTTTCTTTTTGAACAATTATTATTTCGGGATAATTTTTATTTTTTAACCAATTAGAAAAATTTTTTATATGTTCATAAATTTCTGGACGTTCTGCGCCGGTGTCGGCAAATAAAATTAAATCTATTGGTTGTTTTTGATTTACAA